TCTCATTGTACTTATCAATGACTGAATCTATCATTACAAGCTCATCAATGCTAGCAGAGCTGATCTTAGTCACTATGCTGTCAATCCTATTAAGGACATTTGTGGTAGTTTCAGGATCATTCTGATATACATCCTCATAATGTTTGTTATAAGCTCTCTCAAGCTCTGTATTGGCTTTATTGACAGCTCCCTTTAAGCTCTGCCTGTAGACTGTAGTCCCTTTTAGTGTTTCATTTGACTCTATTAAGAGCTGAGATAGTAATACTGATTTAAGGTAATTGATTTTTAAGTTCATTGTCTTATAGATTTGTATTGATAATTGATGCCTGACTCTCCTCTAGGAGGTAAACGCTTTTGTTTCTTTTTGTATTGTTCCATAGGGTAGTGCTAGGGCAGTACATATCCTTAGGCTCACCTAACTCTATGTCATTAAGCCAAAATAAGTAGTTAGCTTTAGGATCATTGACAAAGTATAGCTTTACCATATCCTCAGGCATATCCATCAGCTTCTCATATTTAAATACCTCTAGCATTTTAGTCTCATAGTATTTTTTTCTGAATTTGATCTCCATCACACAAGGCTTGCCCTTTGGTGTCTCACCTACTGCATCATAGTGATCAAAGCCACCTCCACACCACTCTAGATCCCATCCATCCAAATTAAGTACATTAATAATTGCTTTCTCTAGATCGTGCTGTTTTGATATGCTCATTTTATTGTTTTAGGAATAATTCATTTAGGTTCTCTATCCAAGTCTGAATTGTCTTAGCATTACAAGTGCAAGGCTTAAAGTACTGATGTTTAAAGTACACACTGTGCAATCTACTCACCATCTCATATTCCTCATTTGTTATACTTGTCTTTGGGTCTTTTCTAAATGCCTCCCAAGTGAGGTAGTCCTCTCTAGTCATTATTTCTGATGCCATCTCTACTGATTGTGATTTTATTAAGTTTATTTTTTCTATCCTCACAGCCACAGCTCTCAAATCCTAGTATCTTAATTACTATCAGATCTGTAAGCCATTTGATGCCTGTGTACTTAGTAATAATGCTCACTAAATCTCCTAGTCGCATTGCGGGGTTTTTTGTTTGCTCTTTGTTGGTCATATTTATAGCCTGTTATTGGGTGAATTTTCTCATTTATAAGCTCATTAATTCTGCTCTTTTGTGTCTGTTTCATTTCAATTTATTTAAAAGATGCTTTTTTACCTTCCTATATGTGTGATAGATCCTGTGATATGATGTATTAGTCATCCTGCTGAGCTTACTACAATCTAGACCTCCCTCCACAATTTCAAATACTTTCCTATGATAGAAATATAGCTTATCTAGCTCCTCGTGATACCTATCATATAGATCATCATAATCCATAGCCTCATCAGCTTTAGGATGATTGATCATTTCAGAGATGTCAATAGTTTGAATCTTAGACTCTTTTTTGAATAGATCATAATGCAGGTGCTTTAGTGTCCTAAAAATATAGTAGTAATTCACCTCAGTATCATCATACATAATATCATTGCCCTTCTTTACATATTTATCTATCCTAAGATACATCTCCATCACTAAGTCCTCAGCAGTATCAGGATTGACTCCAAAAGACTCTACTATATCACACCAATCCCTGTGCTTTTTGTATAATAACTCTAAGACTTCCATATTGTAATATGTAATCCAAAAAATAAAGCCATCACTGTGATCTGTGAGTAGTACTCATCAGGATCTACAGGGTCAAGGTCAGGCTCTAGGTTTGGGTCATAATACAGTAATCCGATTGATAGACCATATAGCGGTATGATCTGAAAGTTAAAGTTTAAATCTGAAAAGCTAAGGTTCATTTTTTTGGGGTTTTAGAAGGGCATCACCTTCTGCTCTAGTATTGGAGGCTTTATCAAATTCTGATGATTGACCTCAAATCCTACATTATTCAGGATGCTCTTTATTTTTATTGGGTTATCTATTGGTGTTGGTCTGCCCCCTGTATCTATATTCTTAACTTTTTTCACGTGAATGTGAGTGTACATCCAATCTTGAGGATGAGCAATATACCTATGTATTGTGTACATAGAATCACATCGGTTCACAAATTTTCCCCCTCCTTCTACATCTGATGCCATTGGCGGGATAGGATGCTCAGCATATGGATGCCCTTGAGGATGTTTTTTCCTTAGAGCTTCTGTAGCTGCGTGGGTGTTTAGCCATATACTCACATTATTCTTTTTGCAAAATATTCTCATTTCACTTGTCACCTCATAATCATACTCGTGACCTGAGATCCCTTTAAGTACATTCCTGTCCTTTATAAGAGAGTTATAAGGATCTATCATAAATCCATCATAGCTCCAAGCATTTTTCACGTGTTGGGCTAGCTCCATCAATTCCTTTGCTGTATATAGTTTATTTGTATCAATGAATTTGAATCTCTCATTTACCCATTTTACTCTCTCATTAAATGAGTCAGTATCTATTTTATTTAGTGGCTTTCCCTCTAGATACTCTATCAGCTTTCCTATTAACTGATATGGATCATTCTCTGAGCTAAATATTAACCACTTTAAATCGTGTTTTAAGGTGTATAATAGCATCAGGTACATTACTATGGAGGTTTTACCCACATTTGCGTGTCCTACTACTATGGTAAAGTCACTAGGCTTAAATCTCATCCACTCATCTATCTGTGGCACTCCCAATTTTAACCCTTCTTTGATTTTACCTGATCTTACATCCTTTAATTTTTCTATTTGTTCCTCTAAATTTATAAGCATCTTGTCTGATTTTTGTCTTAATATAATAAAAAAGGGCTTCATAAGTTAATACAAAGCCCCTTAGGTCTTAGAATGGTAGATCTGCTGTCTCTCTATCAGGAGCAAAATCCGCTGCAGTGATGTTCTCAGCAGTAGGGAGCTCATTGATCTTATCTACTCTCCAACAAGATAGGTTAGTAAAGTGTTTACCTTCCCATTCTCTAGTCTTTACATTAAATTCTACTGTTACTAGATCTCCTATCTGATTGTATGTGGTGAATTTCTCTACCTGATCTGCATAGTCAGCACTCTTATACACATTGAAACTAAATATGTTATTGTATGTCTCATTTGTATCTATGACAAAGTCTAATAATTTAGCACCATTGTCTAATGTTTTTACATCTGTAATTTTTGTGATTTTTCCACTAACTTTAAAACTCATAATTTCTCTTTTTTAACTGTATATGTAATTGACTATTTTTTCTGCAAATGTAAGGATCTGATCTTCTGTAGCTCCTGACTTATCCTTGTAAAAGTTTACAGCACTTGAGACACTAGATTGTCTGATAATGTACTTTTGTACTGCATCAGTCTTTTGACCTCCCTGAGCAGGTCTCTGAAATCCTCCCTGAGCAGGTGGAGCTGAGTATAGTTTAGCATTGTGATAGGTCACTCCATTGTACTCCTTTTCCTCTGATGTATAAGTGATCTCATCACCTACTCCATACTTAAAGTTCCCTACTGCATTGAATTGATACACCATTCCATCTGCCATAGCGATCTTGAACCTGTTAAATGTTTTAGATCCGTTGCTCCACGATCCATCGGGAGTGATAGCGGTAATCTTACCTGTTTTCATTTTCTAATTGATTAAGTGTTAATACTTCTATTTTTGCTTCTAACTCCTCTACCCTGCTCTCTAGAGCTTCTATTCTATATTGGTGGAGTCTTTTTAAATCTTCTGTATAGGTCATAGCTACTCAGCGTTTAAGATTGCTAATTCCTTCCTGTACATCTCTATATCCATTTCTGTCTCATAGAGCTTTCTAGTGTGGTAATCCTCTGCCCATTCTAGATCTTTGATCTTTAAAGTTAGCAGGTCAATTCTGTCTGTCTTGTTCATTTGTGTGATTTTTAAGTGATTAATAATGCCAAAGATATACAAAAATCTGAATAACAAAACTTTTTTAATAAAATATTTCACTTTAGAGCAAAAAAAAGAGGCATATCATTTAAGATACACCTCCTTTCACATTCAAGAATCAAGACAATTATTAGACAGACAAGCAAATATCTATCTATGTGTACATATTAGAAAATTTATTTGACTTTATTTTGATCTTTTTTTACATTCTCTACTTTTTGCTTATAGAGATCTATCATTTCTAGCAGCTCATAGTCTGCAAATTTCACAGTTTTTCTACTCTCAGCAAGTAGCTCATCAGATAAATCCTGTCCTAGATGCTTAGAGAATTTAAATTGCTCACCATATCTGTAGACATTACAGCCCATACATTGCACCTCTACATTCCTCTCATCCCATCTAGTGCTATAAAACTTCCTACTCATAAAGTGACCTGCCTGCATAGCTCTCCAATGATCCTTTTTACCACAAGTAACACACTCAGCTATGTCATTCTTAGCCCTCCTCATCCTGATATAGATTGAGAATATGGTGTCTAAGTTCTTTACTATTGTTTTTCTACTAGGTTTCCTAGCCATTGTCTTGTCTGTTTAGTGTCTAATATCCATCCTGATGCTGCAGGAGTAGCTTTCCTGTCTCTAGATCTAGGTCTTTTATAGCCTTATAGATCATCCTACTCTTTTTTTTTACATCTAGCTTGTCATCCTTAGTAGAGTCAGATCCTAGATTAGTGTATAATGTAGCATCCATCTCTAGTAGCTGATTAATCCTCTCTATGATGGTCTTGTTATAATCCTCTGCTATTCTTTTAATCTCTAAGTCCATAAAATTCTAAATTTTTAGCTAATATAGTATATATATTATATATATTATTTATTTATATCTATAGATATAGTATATATAAGTAATATATAACTATAATATATAATATATATATATATAATATAAAAAAAAGTGATTTTTTATCTATCTACAAAATATTTAGTCTACAACTTACTATAAGTTACTAACTACTTATTTGATTTCATTGCTGATCCATAGTAAAAGCCATATATACTGAGAATTATACCCTCCACTATACCAATCATATGGATAAAGATCTCTCTATTTGACTCAGGTACATCTACAGTAACTACAGTATAGACCAAAAATACAAATACAGCTAATCCTATAAGACCTGCTATAGACATCATCCAATCAGTCCCATACTTTCTGACAGTTGCCTCTCTTTTCCTAGCTGAGTCTCTATCACTCACCTCTAGCTTGTAAGCCTCTAGGGCTTCATTTAAGGCACTTTCTTTTTCCTCAGGTGTCAGACTATCATCTGATCCAATTACGCTCCTTATAACTCCTAAAACACCCTCTTTAGGTAATATACTTGAGACACTAGATACTATCTTGCCTAGCTTAGTTTCCCAAAATGGTTTTTTATCTTTATTCATAATTTATATACCCCTGTTTAGATGCTCTTAATACTCTATTTCTTTGTGGTCTACCATTCCTGTAGGATATATGAATCCAATCAGGAGACTCATCATTACCATACTCCCATATCAAAGTATCAAACTCTAGATTATCTTTGACAAATTGGAATATTTCCAAGTTAGAGACACTAGTCCCATCATTGTCAATGTCTAGAGCTTCACCTGTCATATGCTGAGAGGTCTTAGATGCGCCTTTTAAGGCATAATTAAGCTCTTTTGATCTATAACCACTAGAGACCCTGATAGGCTTCTTAAAATGGTCTCTAATGGGCTGAAATATGTTTTGAGCTAATACCTTGAGATTTTCTATATGCTCATCTGTAGGCATATTATTGATCCCTATTCTTTTTGCTGTCTCTGATCTAATTGCCTCAGATAATTCTAAGTTTTTACTGAGCTTCATAGTTTTGTTTTTAGTTTATAATCTTGCCAATGATCCAAGTGGTTAAAGTGATCACACCTAACCATACTGCTCCCCATTGAAATTTATCCCAATTAGATCCGTGTCTCTTCATATCCATCCAAACACTCATCTCAATCAATTTAAAGATCACTGCTTCCTTTACTTTTTTCATCTTTTTGTTTTTTAAAGTGTTTATAGTTAGTTGTCATTATATACCACTTGTTGAGAGTATAGCCTATTGCCACAGCAGTAAGCACTATCTTTAAGAGCATATCAATTTGACTAAAATTAGCCACGAGTGCTATTGCGTTCAATAAGTATATTTTCAAGTCTGTAGTCATTTTTTTTAATGGGGGCTTTTATACCCCCTTTATTTTAAACTAAAATTATATTATTTTGAAAACCATCAAGATTTGAATTTGTAAAAGTGCCTAATTCAACAAGATTATTAGGGTCAGATATATCAATTGATGTTAATCTACTTAAATAAGTACGACAATAAGCTATTTTTCCAACTACATCTATAGAAATTTCTACTATTCCATCTAAATTTACGCTTGTATAAGTATCTAATACAGTCATATTGCTTGGATTACTAATATCAACAGAAATAATACTATCAGCAACTTGATTACTTATGTAAGCTATTTGATTTTCTAAATCTAAACTTACAGTATCCACATATGCTACATCAGTTGTACTTAAATTTTGTAATAAAACTAAATTATTAAAGTCGCTAATATCATAAGAAAGTAAACCAAACCCTGCTGATTTTGAAGCTACATAAAGAACTTCATTTGCTAAATCTATTTCAATGTCATAAGCAGCCCCAAATTGGTATTTAGCCACATCAACTAAACTACTTGGATTAGATGCGTTAATTACACCAACCCCATTATTAGTGGCAGCCGTATATATTATTTGATTATTTGTATCATATACTATACGATTGAATCCACTTGTAAAACTACTTGCTATATAACTTATCACAAATGGATTACTTGAGTCGCTAATATTCATAGACATAACTCTATTTGAACTTGAACCCATAAAAGCTAATCCATTTGGTACATCTAAAGCTATATCTTTAGCGCCTTGCCCATAAAAAGAATTATAATAAGAACCTAATTCCACTAAATTGCTTGGGTCGCTAATATCAAGAGTAGTAACACGCCTTGCAACTCCTGCACATACATAAAGAACTTGATTTTCTGAATCTAAAGCCATATGACTTGCACCATCAATATTTACAGTTGAATAGGTACTTAATACAGTTATATTGCTTGGGTCAGAAATATCAAAAGCAGTTATTAAATCATTAGTATAATTTGCTACAAGAGCTACTGTTTTTGCTGCTCCACCGCCACCGCCTGTATTTATTAATCTTTTATTTAAAGACATAACTTAAAATTTAAAGGTTAATGTCAAACAATACAACTGCTTTCTTAGTTGTTAAAGCATTTATTTCTGCTTCTATTGTATCACTTTTAGTTCTTAACGCTGTTCTGTCTCCTCTAATGTTTGAAGGTGTAGCTTCTCCACTATCAGCCTCACGAATAATGTACCAATCTGTTTCAGATAATTTTTGACCTACTAATGATTTTAAACTTCTAATTGTTTGCTCTTTTAACTCTGATAAAGTTTCCTTAATAGGTTTTTCAATTACATCGTATGTATAAACATCGCCATCTAAGTGTAGGTTAGCAAGTTCTTCAATGCTTCCGTTGTGTTTAGGATATACCACATCTTTAAAACCTAAAGAAGAACCATCGCCAATGTTTAAATGTAAACCATTGTCATCAGACCAAGTCTTAGGTAATTTACCAAATGTTTTAATTTCTCCGTTTACTAATATTGCTTTCATAATTATACTGCTTCTTGTGAAATTGTTATCCAATAATCTGCTGAACCTACAACCAAGACTTGTATTAAGTTTGAAACTGTTCCATCGTATGCTCCTGCGGCAATTTTACTGCCTGTAGGAAACGTTAATGTAAAGTCTCCTGTAATTACTAAGTCCTTAACCATTCCTATTGAATCATTAGAGAAAGTAAAAGTAGTAGCTTCTGTTAGTGTCTTAGTAAATACTTGAGCAGAACTAAAGTCTACATCTGCTGCTGCTACCGCTGCTGAAGTTGTAAACTCTGCCCCTAACTTAGCAGATGTGATAGCTCCATCAGTTATCAGCTCTTTTGTTATTTTAGTTGTTGCCATTTCTTAGGGTTTTAAAGGTCTAGTGCCATTAGGGAAATCTGATTGTAAAGGATAATCTCTTAGCTCTTGTCTGTATGTCATATAAGCAGCGTGCTGTGGATGGTCAGTTAATGGAACAATGAAATCACTTGCTTTAAGTTCGTAATCTCTCCACTCTTTTTCTTCAGCAGTTTTTTCTTCTAATGTTTTTACAGGAGCAGAGAATACGCCATTAGCGTAGCTAAATCCTATACCAACCCCTTTATCAGTTACATTAACTGTTTCGTCTTGTAAAGTTGCAGCAAACTCATCTGAGGCTACTATTATATTATTTACTTTACCTTCTTTTATTATAGCTATTTTATTTTCCATTTTTATTCGTACCATTTAATTAAACAATAACCTGATGACCCATTTGATGAAGAAGCGTCGTTATATCCTGAAACTCCACCTTTTCCTGAATTATTTAAGACTTGTCCAGAACCACCACCATAAGACCACCCACCTCCTGCACCAAAGCCAAATACTCCATTTCCTGCAGTAAATCCCCTAGAACCATCAGTTAGATCAGCTCCCCAACTTGGACTTAAACTAGATACTTTGTTTATATTAAATGAAGTATTTCCTCCTGAACCACCTAAAGAAGTAACATCTATACCTCCTGCAGAAGACCCTAAAAAAGAAGAATTACCACCATTACTACCACTAGCTCCTTTGTTTCCGCCTGAACCGATTGTAACATTACACGAGTTTACTGATGATAAATACATTTTTTTTATAATCACTTCTCCACCTGCTCCACCAGTTGAGGCGTAATTATCGTTTTCTCCACCACCACCTCCAGCAACTAAAAACACTTCTATATACCCACCTGCATCTATTAAAGCTTGAGATGGTGTAAATGTTCCCGAAGCATTAAACTCTTCAAACTTAGGGGTTAAACCTCCACCGCCTCCCGATGGAAAAAAATCTGTTAAATTACTCATTTTATTTTTGTTTAATTATTTATAATCCTATTATAACCCATCCTTTGGTTGCTCCTGAATAAATCAACTCAAAAGATGCCGTAGCGTTGTCTAAAGTCAAATCACCTGATACTCCCATAATTAAACTACCATTAGCTCCTAAGATACAAGTGTCTACACCTGATAAATTTGATATTTTAACTGAGTCACCTATTGATGGTGATGCAGGTAGTGTCAAAGTTAGATCAGCAGTAAACACATAAACTGTATTTTTTACAGCAGTAGTACTAGCAGAAATAACTTGAGCATCATAATTAGTAGATACTGCTCCTGTCTGTCCATTTACTGAATCTACAGGGACATTTACGACTACATCACCTATTTGACCATTTACTGAGCTTACCTCTCCTAGTATTGTGATTGTAGTGATTGATATTACCTCTACATCTAATCCTGCTGCAGGAGCTTCTGTGAATGTTACTACATTATTTGCTAAAGTATATCCTGATTTTTCCTGATATACCCCATTAAAGTAGATTTGAGTATAATTTTCATTTACAGGTGTACCTGATAAAGTAAATGCAGTCTGAGATCCTGTTCCTGAGAATAAATCTCTAATAACTTGAGATCCTGCTATAGACTCTACAGTAAAGTTAGGATAAGTGCCTGTAACACTAACACCATCGCCTCCTGTAATACTTACAGTTTTATCAGGAGCTGTATTCTGAAACTCAGTGCCTACTAATTGGAGTCCTGTACCTGCAGTGTATTCAGTTCCTGTAGAGCTTACACTAAAATTAGGATAAGTTCCTGTCACAGTAGTACTACCTGTACCTGATATAGACACTATTTGATCAGGTGATGTGTTTGTAATAGTGTTACCTGTAATGTCTATTCCTGATCCTGCAGTGATATTATCTTGTTTTGAGGCATCTAACGCTGCAATAGCATTAAGATTATCAGTAACCTGAATATCTAAAGCAGATATATTTACAGCATTTGTAGCTGATGAGTTGGTATTAGCTGTGATATTTGCTGTATTTGTAGCTATATTGCCCTCGTTTGTGGTGACTCTAGGCTGTAAATCAGCTATATTAGTCTCATTTGTAGTGACTCTAGCTAAAGTAGCAGGTATATCATTAGATGTAATTGCATCTATTTGACCTTGTAAAGCTGCATCTCCTGATGTTCTAGCTGCTATCTCAGCATTTAGATCAGAAATAAGAGGGTAATAAGCTGAATAATCAGACTCATTTGCTACTATTGCTCCCAATCTACCAAATACTGTAGTAACAGCATCAGTATTATCCACCTGCTCCCAAGATGTTCCATTAGAAATAACCCAATCCCCTATGTGATAAGTCAATCCTAAGTAGTCACCTTGCACAGATGTCACATAATAGTCTCCTTTTACAGTTGTTGGATCAGGTAAAGTAGGTGTATTTGTACTAGCATCCCAAGCGCCCTTGTAAGAAAGCTGACCAACAATAGAATCAGGCAAGTATGCCTCAGGTATTTTAGCTCCTGAATCTAGTGGAGCATACCCATTGACAACTCCTTTATTTGCTTTAGCTTCTAATGATGCTGTATCTATTGTGAAATTAGGATATGTGCCACTAACTGTAGACCCATTTTGACCTGTAATAGAGACTATCTGATCAGGAGCATCATTTGTAATTGTTACATCTCCACTAGCTGAGTCTACACTTATAGAATCTCCTGCAATAATAGATGTTACACCTCCGGGTGCTGCTGTAGTGTTTTCCCAATATCCATTTGCTGAATTATATGTTAATATCTGACCATCTGTTACATTAGTGACTTTTACATCGTGTAACTCATCTATCTCATATCCATTATCTACTTTGACAAAGATTTTTCCGTGATTTTGGTGAGCATATTCTACATATCCTACTACAATAAGATGAGCAGGTGTGATAGGCTTTACGTTTGTGATTTGACCTGCCACTGTAGGTGATAAATAAAGTACATCACCATCAGCCCAAGTCTCACCTTGTAGAGATCCTGTAGTGTTTATCTCTCTTACAGCTCCACTAACTGTGACAAAACCCTCAGCATTGTTAGCAATGTCCTCAGTCACAATACCAATAGATGTAGCTGAGTTTAAATCACTATTTGCCTGAGCTAGTCCTACCTGTAATCTTTGACCTTGTGCGCCTATTACTTTTACCACCTGATAAAATGCCTCCTGTAATAGTAATCCTGTACCATTTACTACCCTTACTACCTCCTCTTGACCTACTTGGAGTGTTACTCTACCTCCTTTAAGACCTAGATCCAAAGTACCTGCTGTATTATTCCATCTAGCCACTCCTACTCCTGCAGCTCCTGTAGGTGTTTGATCAAAAGTCACCTGACCTGTAGATAATTGATGCTCTCCTAAGTTTACAGATCCTGTAGCTCCTGTATAAGGTACTTTTCCTGTCTGTAGTGTAGTAATATCACTATCATTTGATGTGATCTGAGTCTGTAGTGCTGTATCTGCAGCAGTTCTATTAGATACCTCAGTATTTATAGATGTTTGTAAGGCAGTATCTGCAGCTATTCTAGCAGTCTCCTCTAGGTCTATATTAGTTTGTAAGCTAGTATCTGCATTTTGTCTAGCAGTAGCCTCAGTAGATATAGCAGCAGTGTTATTGGTTATATTGGTATTTGCTGTATTTATATCATTTTCATTATCATTAACTCTAACTGTAAGAGTAGATAAATTAGCAGACTCTACATCTATATTAGCTTGTAGTGCTATATCAGCCGCCGCTCTTGTTGCAGCTTCTGCCTGTAAGTCAGTGTCTAAAGCTGATATATCAGCAGCTACATCAGATGACAAGCTAGCCAAATCTGTAGTAGTTGCATAGTCATTAGAGTCTAAAGAACCATCTCCTTTAATAAAATCAGCGGATGTCCCACCTGTTATAGATACAGATCCTGTGGTCAAAGTGCCTGAGACATCTAAATCTCCCTGATTATTTACGCTCAGACCTGTCCCATTGCCCTCTCCATCTGTTACCTCTTGTAAGGTAGGATCTAGAGTGCTATTATCTCCTACTTTTAGTAGTGATTTATAGGTGTCTTTAATTTTTTTCCCATCTAGTGTAGCCATCCGTATTGTTTTTATTAGATCTTTTTAAAAATTTTTTTAGCTTTAGAACATCCTCAGCTTTTGCTTTGTAAACTTTACTGTCTTTTTTGTCTATAGTACCCATCCGTTAAAAGTGACCTCCCTGTCAGGTCTTATATCTTCATTTGTATTGCTCCTGTATTCAGGATATTTAAGATAATTGTGAGTCATATAAGTCACAAATCTTTGAGCATAATACTCAGCATTGTCTCTATGCCTTTGTACTAAGTAATCTACCTCCTCTTTGCTTGCTGTCTCTCCTGTCTCAGATGAGTGCTTAAATACACCTCCATTTTTTAGAGCATAATTAGCAAAAGGCAAATAGTCTACCATTGTGAAATGGATAAGCATTGGCTGAATATACTCATTAAGTAGGTGCTGATAATCTGCAGTCATTGTGCCTGCTATAATATCATTAGAAATCTTATCATACAAGTCAGTCCCTAAGTAGTTTCTGATGTGCTGAATTTGAGCTCCTTTGATAAATTGCTGATATTTGTCCTGATCTACAGATCCATCTACTATCGTATTTCTAACAAAATCCTCTCTTTTTATAAATAATGCTGTAGCCATCTATCCTCTTGGTTTAATGAATCCTCTATTTTCCATATCTTTAGGCTTCACAGACACTAAGCTAGGCTCATCCTGTTCGCTAGGAGCTGTGATCCCTTCCTTTTCTCTTTGCTGCTTATATACAGGCTTGGTCTTTGGGCTGTTAATGTCAGGCTTTACACCATCCTTAGCCATATAGGTTTTTCTCATCCAAAAATGATGACAATCACCTCCACCTTTGTACTTGAAAATATCATAGTTAGCATCACCTCCTGCTCCCCATCCTGCATTTACTGCATTTTGAGACATCTGCTCTATGTCCTCTTTTCTGTATATCTTTTTAGCTGCTACCATTTTTCTACAAAACTCTCTAGAGTTGTTACTGACAGCTAGTGGCGCATACTGATACCTCACTATGAATTTATTATCATTCACTGTAGTGCCATCTAGATCAGATTTTGAATTAGGTCTAGCTGATCCTGTAGATGCAAGTCCTATCATTTTGTCTAGAGCTTCCTCCTGATCATAATCTACAGGTCTCTCATCTACTAGATCCCAATTTTCTAGATCCTCATCCTCTCCAAACTCTATCAATAGATCTGCAATCTCATTCTCTACCTCTGCAGGCTTCTCAGATGCCATTTTAACACCTGTCTCCTGCTCTCTAGTGTCCTTATCGGTAACATTATCCAACTCAGTAAATTCAAGAGGCTGTAGGGTCTTAAAATAAAGACTTAATGAGATGTCATTAAATGCTAATATCTTATTAAATGAGTCAATGATAAGATCCTGAAATGGTCTGATCACTGTATTATCCATTAATGTAGATGCAGTCTTAATCTCATCAGCATTATTACCTAATCCTGTAGAATCTTTGATCCCTAAAAGCATAGGAGATACCACTCTATGTGATACCATTATTTTCCTAGAGCTCTCATCTGATAAAAATTGGTATTGATTATGAGCATCTGATAGTTGTACTGTCTCAATGGTTGCTGCAGTATCTGCATTGTCATTGAATGATAAAATGAATTTACCTGAGTTTGAGCTACCTGAGTATTTCTCTATAATTGATTTCTCTATACGCCTTCTCTGATCCTCATCAGGAGTCCCATTATTGAAATTGATAAGCATACTAGGAGCTAGTCCATTTTGTATGTTATTTAGGTGAAAATTTGAGATGTTTTCCTCTAGGTGTGCATATTGTAAACCTCCCTGATAATCTACAGGAGAGTAGTAGTAAAATCCTGCTCTATAAGGCTTCACATATAAGATCTCTATAGACTCATTAGAATAACCAAAAGCAGGAATCCTCTGAGGCTCATCAGATGTCTTCATTTCAGCCCAATTATTAAAATAATAGTAAGCCTCCACATCTCCATCCTCATTAGCCTTTTCAGCTCTGAGAGTCTCTATAGGAAAATGCTCTATTTGAGCAATACTAGATCTGTTTTTAGAATAGATCACCTGTATAGCACACTGACCCATCAGCTTTAAATCATAGACTAGCTTTCTCACTGCATCATTTGAAAAAAGTGATTTCATTTGAGCATACTGATTAGGCTTTCTATTTGAATCTGTAGCATCCAAGCCTTTACCATAAATCATCTGTGATACAGCATTGACTATGGCTGAGTTTGTAGGGCTTCCATTGTACCTATCTATCAGGTATTGATAGTAGTTATTATCCTCACCATATTTGATCCACTCTTTTCCCTTCACCTCATCAATTACAGGAGAGTTAAAATTAGCTAGATCAATTCTATTGCTGTTCAAATTAACCACGCTAAACTCACTCCTAGATTTTGGAGCTGTGATGCTAGCTGATGTCTTTACTTTTTTTCTCATATTATTATATAATCATTATCAAAAGAATCATCCGAAATGAATTGACCCTTATTAATTTTGTAATAGCTCAAAGATCTCTGATCTACATTTTCATCAGTACAAAATATTTTATCCCTGTAGACGGTATAGTCTATACTTGCAGATATAGCATCCCAAAGCAAATCATTAAGCTGCCATTCAGTGCTAATATTACCCCATACATTAGGATCTGATGATATTGCAAGCTCATACATCCTACCCTCTACTAATTCAAAGCTCTCAGTGATGGATAATAGATCACCTACCTGAGTCAGTTCTGAATTATATAGCCTAATCATATTGGTAGACTCATCTCTTATAGCTACAGTCCCTGTAGTGTTATACCTTCTAGGGATAAATTCTATAGTCTGTGGGTCTAAAGTTGTTCTAAGTATCTTCATTTTTCAAATGCTTACATATATATAACTACTATTTTCAGGAATTTTGTAT